GGTCAGGCGGTGGAAGACAGAGAAGCAGGCGCTCAGGTGGCGCAGGACACTGGGCAAGTACGCGGCTCCTGCCTTCGGGGACCGCGAGCTGGACAAGATCACCACGGCTGATGTCCTTGCCGTGCTGAAGCCGATCTGGACGGAGAGGACGGAGACAGCGAGCAACCTCCAGCGGTACATCGCCTGCGTCTTCAACTATGCAGCGGCGGTCGGGAAGTTCGACGGGAAGAATCCTGCGGAGTGGAGGAACAACCTCGACCAGTTCCTCCCGGCACCCGGGCGGGTGCAGGTGGTCGAACATCACGCTGCCATGAGGTGGCAGGACATCCCCGCGCTCTTCCTCACGCTCTCAGAGCGCAGGAGCCTTGTCGGTCAGGCAATTTGTTTTGGCGTGCTGACGGCGGCCCGAGCGAATGAATTCTGCTATGCGAAGTGGGAGGAGATTGACTTCGAGAACCGGGTGTGGAGCTGTCCGAGGAGAAAGGACGGGAAGCGCGAACCGCATCGGGTGCCGCTTGCGCCTGAGGCGATCAGGCTGCTGGAATCCATCCCGCGGACGAACGAGAACATCTTCCCCGGGCGGACCGGCATCTGCATTTCGATTGAGAGCCCCGTGAAGATGCTGAGGCTTCTGATGGGTGAGGACAAGATCACGATGCACGGGATGCGGAGCACGTTCCGCGACTGGGCGCAGGAGCACGGCTACGACCGCGTGCTTGCCGAGAAGGCGCTGATGCACCAGGTGGGCAATGCGGTCGAGCAGGCCTATGCAAGGTCAGACCTGCTCGAGCAGCGGAGGCCGATGATGGAGGCGTGGGCATCGTTTTGCTTTTCCATGGTGAATCAAAGACAGGAGTAATGGCCCAACTTGTTCCATAGACCTTTTTCGTGAGGCCACGAAAATGGTCAACCTGCCTTCGCGCTTTAGGGACAAAAAGGCGTAGTGAAGTTGGAGCTTCACTACGCCGTTGCGTACTGGTTGGAACTCGTACCTTCAAATTGTACCATTAACCGTCCAATAATCCCAAAATAAAGGCAAAAACCGAAGCAGCAATGCCTATGCCAAAGAGCAGAACAACAAGAGATAAAGCGACCCAAAACGCTCCGCAGATCAGCCACCAGACAATGCCGCATGTCCAAAGAAAGAAATCCATTAGTCCCTTACCTTGTCAAAGGGTGTAATTGCTTCCCGCGGGACAAGTCCCTGCGCGTGTTTTCTCACATTTTTGACCCATTCAAGCGCAAGGGTTAATTCGCTTTTGTATTCATCGTATTGAGTTGGAAACTCTTGCCCATTCTCAGCACACCAATCAACCATTTGCTCAAACCAATCAATCACCAAACTCAGCTCACACGCGGCATATCCGCAACTGTGATAAATGCTTTCCCAATCAGGAAACTTTTTTATATTCATTCCTAATCTCCTTTCCAAACTTTGGGCAATTCTCTCCAACCAAAAATACTTGAATTCCAATCTACGAATTTTTTGAATTGAAATGTAGTTACTGTCGGTACAATGGAACCGTCTTGGCACTTCCAAACGCACAAATATTTGCCGTCTTTTTGCGGCTTTTCATTGGGATATGGATGCCAACCATCGGCAAGCTCTTGGGCTGGTTCGACTGGAAGATGATTACTGGCAAAATTGGAGCCAGCAAAAGACAAGTCAACCCGCAACTCCGTATCGGCAAGATTTGAATAAAAAATTTCAACATCAAAAAGTTCTTTGACTAATTCTCGCTTCTTCGGATCTTTAACTCTGTATTTCATTTTCCGCCCTTCCCGTTTCAAGGTTGGCGCACATAAGACTTTTTGAACGAAGCCTTCTTCATCATCTTCTGAAGGTTTCGGACGGTGCCGACAAACCAGCAGTCGCCCATGTCCTCCATCGGACCGTCGGGCTTCGGGAACTTGCCGTCGATGATCCATCGGCGCAGCGTCTCCTTTGTGATCCGCAGGTAGCTGCAGACATCGGACCGCGTCGCGAGATCAAAGTCGGGGACGGTCGGATCGGCGATGCGGGGGACATCGTGCCGGACGAATGCTCTGCCCGACGGCTCCGTCCCTTCGGTGATCCAGTCATGCAGCTCGTCGGTCGAGCATCCGAAGAACCTCGCCAGTTGCTCCGCTGAATACGTCTCTGCCATATAACTTCCTTTATATATTAGATAGAGGGCAGTCCTTCCATCTCTGCCTCAAAAAATGTCAGTGCCTTGCCGTTGTCCTTCTTGAGGCTCCTGCATCCCTGGGTGACTTCGCCCGGCAGCATCTGCGACCACATGTCGATGATCAGTTGGCAGCAGTCCCGGGCTGTCTCGACATTGGTGATGAGGACCTCCTGCTTTTCCATCCAGTAGTTGTAGGCGACCCTCAGCAGCTTGTTGCCGGACTTGATCTCCCTGCGGATGCGGGAGCACTCCTCGAACTGGGAGGCGGTGGCATACCCTTCAATAAGGTTTGTCTTTGCCTGCCTCCAGTCAGCCCCGGTTGCCTCGCCCCGCAGGATGAGATCGAACGGGCGCACCAGGTGCATGAGCGTCGCAGCCTTCCAGTCGGTCGACCCCCAGTCCTCGATCCTGAAGAAGAAGTCATCCAGCACCTCGGCGCCACTGAGTTGCTGGCGCACCTTGGGGCGGTACTTCTTGCGGGGGCGTTTACTTCTGGGCATGCCTCGCCTTCCTTTGCTTCCATGTGGTGATCGCGTCCTGGAGGATGTCGGCTGCAGCCTCGTCGGGGATCTCGATGCGCGACTGCTCTGCCTTCGTGCCTTTGTTCCTGACGATGATCACGACTCCCTCGCGGGAGACTTCGTAGCTGATGCTTGTCTCGGTCATAGGAATGCCTCGTCCATTTCAGGTGGTGTGAGCTTCGCCTCGGCTTCGCTGATGGCGTCCTTGAGGGCGTGGATGGCGGCTGCGTAGTCGTGTTCGCGGATCGCCGCCAGTGCCCGGTACAGGTTGTCCCTGCCTTGCGCGGCGAGGTCAGCCATGAACACGGAGAAGAGCGCGAGCACCTCCTCGTCCCAGTACTCGTCGATGCCGGAGTCGCGCTGGTGCTTCACGTACCAGATCGCCTTCTCGAGGTCCTCGATCTCGCGTCCCTTCCACGGACTCCTGAGGATGTACTTGCAGGCGTTGCCGTTGCAGAAGTTCATCTCCGCGGTCAGGTCGATGACCTCTCTGGAGTAGTGCCCGGCGTAGTGGTCGGGGTGGTTGATCATGTCGTTCATGCCCGTGTCCTTGCTCAGAACGGAATGTCCTCGTCAGCCTTGACGGGCTGGCTCGGCCTCTGCGCCTGTTGCCGGGACGGGCGCTCGCGGTACTCTGCGGAGTAGTTCGGAGCAGGCTGCTCCTCCTGCCTCTGCGAGCCCTCGGGGCGGGCGCCCAGCTGCATCGACTCGCAGATGATGTCGGTCGACCAGCGCTCGATGCCCTCTTTGTCCTGGTACTTGCGGGTCTTGAGGCGACCCTCAATGTAGACTTCGCTCCCCTTCCGGAGGTACTGGTCGGCGATCTCAGCCTGCTTGCCGAAGATGCTGACGTTGTGCCACTCGGTCTCCTGCTGCTTCTCCCCGGACTGGTCCTTCCAGCGCCGGTCGGTCGCAACAGCAAGGCGGCAGATCGTCATGCCTCCCTGGGTGGTGCGGGTTTCGGGATCCCGGCCGAGCCGACCGAGAAGAATCACTTTGTTCACTGATGCCATTACTTCCCCTCCAAAACTTTGAGCAGCCTTTTCTCCTCGGCTGCGACTTCTTCCAAAAACTCGGCGCAGAGCTTCTCTGTTTCCTGGATTAGCTCCGCAGGCGGCTCGTAGCGCACGATCCACAGAACGGCCTTCGGGTGCTTGTGGGCGAGGCGCGGGTCGTAGTCCACGAAGTCGACCCACTTGCGCTTTGTGCACGCCAACTGGACCAACATCTGCGGGACGTATTCAGCAGGCACCACGCCTGCCGCGATGCGCCTGATATGGGTGGCGGTGTTCGGGCACTTGATCTCAACGAGGCCATCGTCTTCAATCAAGCCGTCGGGGGACGCGCCTAGCATCGGGATGGTGGGATGGTCGATCAGCCCGGTCAGCTCGCACCAAGGCTCTCCACGCGCAGCCAGGTAGGCGTTGCGTGCTTCCTCTTCATGGTCGATGCCCCACTGCATCGCAGCGGAGCAGTACGACTCCTCGACCGAGCCGCTGAGACGCTCACCGACAAGCTTGTCGATGAGGTCTGCGCGTGCTTTCAACGGCTTGCCCCGGGCGCCCATGGTGATGACCGGGTATGCCTGCGAGGCGGTCAGCTTGCCGCAGCGTGCCTGCAGCCAGTCGGCTCCTGCCTGCAGGGGGTTGGATTCCATCGTGCTCATGCCTGTGCCTCCTGTGCGATTGCCTTCAGCTGTCCGTGGCGTTCACGCCCGATGCGCTTGCGGCTTGCCTGGTCGAGTCCCTGCCAGAACTTTTGGTATGCCTCCATTCCTTTTGAAGCGGCATCCAGCGCAGCCTCGTCCAGTGCTGCGTCCGTGAGCTCAACGTCCTGCGTGGCGTCTGGGTCGGGCTGTCCTTGCACCGGAATGCAGAAGAGCTGGAACATGAGCGACTTGTAGGCGTAGCTCATTGCCTTGCCGGTCGCCTTGTCGGACGAATCCATGCCGTCGCCGATGCTCTGGCAATCAACGTAGGAGCCGTCCTCGGCGCAGCTCACGCGGTAGGTGATGAGGAGCTGCACAAGTCGCTGGCTGTTGCCCTTGGACGTCGGCAGGATCTGCGAGTTGATCTGCTCGACTTTGACCGGGTAGATGCAGAGCCTCGCTTTCACCAGGAGAGGAGAGAGCGAGAACAAAACATCCTCAATGCTGCGGTAAGCGAACTTGAGGCCGATGCCCTGGCGCTTGCCGATGCCCTCTTCCCTGAGGGTGTTCGCGACCTGGCAGATCGCGTCATAAACCTTTGCAGTGTTTTCCATGATGTCTCCTGCCCCGCATGGTGCGGGGCGTGTTCCTCAGAACGGGAGGTCGAACTCGTAGCCGTAGTCCTCGATGAAGGTGGCTTCGCGGCTGAGTCCCTTGATGTCTGTGAGTTCGTGCTCGAGGCGGCGCACCTTGTCCGGGTCACCCTTGGCACGGAGGCAGGCGATGAGCCGGTCGAGCGACTTGCCCATCTGCGAGGCGATCTCGCTCATGGACGGGCGCTTGGGATCTGCCTCGTCGTAGAGATCGACGATCTCAGCCATGCGGGAGTCGCAGGAGGTGATGTTCGCCCAGAAGGCGATCATGTCGTCTGCGTGCTCTTTGAGCGTTGCAACCTCCTCGCGGACCATGAAGGCTGCATTCTTGATGCGGGTCATGCAATCGTGCCTGCGGAATTCAACGGTGTCGTTCATTGCTCTTGCTCCTAGAAGAAGATGGCTGCGCCGGGCTGGAGGAACTCCTGCACCTGCCCGAGGATGACGAGGGCGAGGATCACGGCGGCGCCGATGAGGAACTTCTTGGTCTGGGTGATCATTTCTTGTCCTTTTCGGTGAGGAGTTCGAGCGTTCCCTTGACCGACCCGGCTACATATACCAGGGTGTCCAGTTCGGAGAACAGGCAGCCGCCCAGGAAGGGCGACACAACAAGGAAGTCGCTGCAGCCATCCTTGATTCGCGTGGCTGTGTCTTTGACGTTGCGGAGTGTCTCCATGAACTCACGGAGTTCTGCTGGTGTGACCTGCTGCGTCATGGTCATTCCTCCTCCATTGCCTCGATGTCGTCGCGGAGGTTGTCGTAGGCGAGCTGTGCTGCATTGAGCGCCTTGCAGAGGTTCTCGCGTACGAGCTCGTTGTAGTAGTCGGGGAGGTCATCCCACTCGTTGACGAGAACCTTGAGGTTGTCGATGGTTTCGTCAATCTCGTCACATATCTCTTCGAGCGTCTCTGCGGGGGTACTGCCGTCGTAGGGTTTGCGTGTCATGGCGGTTGTCCTTTAAGTTACGCCTTAATTTCTTTCAGGGACAACCTTAAACTATTTAAGGCAGAAAGTCAAGAAACGCCTGAAAAGAGATCAGGCGAGAACTGAATACTTTTTGACGAGCAACAAAAAACCTCGCCGAAGCGAGGTCATGTCAGGGATCAGGGGAGATGTCTAGTGCGGGACGCCATGCCACGAGTAGATGACTCGACCAAGAATCCGGAAACTATCCTCGGGAGAAATCAGAACCGGGTCATATTTCTTGTTGTCGGAAATCATCTTCAACTGGCGACCAGGGATCCGCTGGAATCGCTTGACGAACATGCTGTCGTCAAGCAGCGTCACATAAATCCCGTCCTCTACGATCTCCGTTACGCCGCAATCAACCAGAACCGTGTCGCCATTGCACAGCGTCGTTTCCATGCTGTCTCCACGGATGCTGTAGAGCTTCAGCGCAGAGAAGCTGGAGAAGACGAGCTTCCTGCGGAGCCAGTCTTTGTAAAGATCAATCACGGCAATAGCCACGTCATAAGCCTTCTCCGACCCCCATCCCGCAGATGGAGTTGGGTTCATCAGAGGGACGGCAACAACGTCGGACTCCTTCTCGGTCAAAGCGTGAGCCTCTCCTTCGCCGAAGGCAAGCCAGTGCAGCGACACTCCAAGAACCCCGGCCATTTCTGCCAAACGTTCCGCCTTGGGTTTCGTAGACCCGGACTCCCAGTCTTGAACTGACTGAGGCGTGACTCCGAGCCTGCGGGCAAGTGCGCTCTTGGTGATGTCAGCCATCTGCCTTGCTTCGGTGATCCTGCTTCCAATGTCTTCGTTCATATGGTTCTCCTTTGACGCAACTGTACAAGAAAAACCTGAAACAAAGTTATAGCAGATTTAAGGAGAAACTTGAAAATTAAATAAGGCTGAACTACAATTACTCTGAGATTTTTTAAGGAGAGACCTGTGTCTGAAGACAAAGAAAAGAGGATTCCCCCAGATCATTCAGAGAAAAAAGTTTCTCCCGGGCTGGAGGAGGCGTTGTCAAAAGTAGATGGCAACAAGTCTCGACTTGCCCGGTTGTGCGGAGTCACTCCTCAGAGTGTAGGGGAGTGGTTTGAAAAAGGGATCGTGCCGCCACGCCACGCAAAGAAGATTGAGGATTGCCTCGGCGTGAAAAGGCGCAAGTTGAATCCTGAGGTTTTTGGGTAAACATCGTGGCAGACTTTCTGAGCTTTGAATTCACCAAAGTCGCTTGGAATGTGCCAGTCGAAACGGCTACCCAGCGACTGATCTTGCTGTGCCTTGGACGGCACTGCGATGCAGAAGGACGTGCATACCCTTCTGCGGATCTGATCGCCGAAGAGACGAAGCTGAACCGGAAGACTGTTTTCTCTGCTCTGAAAGAACTTCAGGCGTTGGGTTTCATCTCTTGCGAAAAGAGACCCAATCGCCCCAATGCCAACCTCTATCGGATTCTTGTTGACAGTACCGAAAACGGTACTACCGAAATTGGTAGTACCAAAAACGGTAGTACCGAAAACGGGACTATTGGCAGTACCGAAAACGGTACTACGACAGTACCGAAATCGGTACGGGAACATAACAGTAATAGAACAAATAACAAGAACAAAGAGGAGCGCCCCCGCGGTTTCGTCCCCGAGGAGGTCGAGACGGGAGAGGTCGACCAGCAGACGTTCGCGGACTACCAGAAGGCACGCAAGGCACGCCGCGCGGGACCGGTCACCAAGACATCATGGGCTCGCCTCAAGCGCGAGGCAGTCAAGGCTCGTATCTCACTGCAGGAAGCATGCGAGATGTGCGCCGCCAGAGGATGGGCGTCAATCGACTCGTCATGGGAATCGCTCCGCAAGCAAAAGAAACAAGCCACGCCTGAGAGCAAGCTGCTCTCGTCGACCCGCGACGATTTCGCAAGAAAAAACTGGACCGAAGGTCTGAGGAGGATGCCAGATGGCGGATACACGTTCTGAATACCTTCCCAACGGAGAGATCCGACTCTACCAAACGTGCTCCGTGCACGGCGAGTTCCTGACAGACATCATCCGCCAAAACGGAAGCACGCACCTCCGGCACCGGTGCCCCGTCTGCGACAAGCTCGCACGGGACCGGGAAATGTGGGGACGCGCTGCCATACCTCCGCGGTTCATCGGCAAGACCCTCGATGGCTACAGCGTCACGCGCACGGAACAGAAGGCCGTAGTGCAATACCTGCGGGACTTCCGCGCCCATCTCTCCGACCGTCTCTCCGCAGGCACCAGCTGCATCTTCTCCGGCAACCCGGGCACGGGCAAGACGCACCTCGCATGCGCCATCGGATCAGACGCGGTACGCGCAGGCAAGTCCGTTCTCTTCACCTCGCTCGGCAGGGCGTTCCGATCCGTGGCGGCCACTTGGAGACGGGACGGGGCAGAAACAGAGGCAGACGCGCTCGCGAGATTTATCGAGCTGGACCTCCTGATCATCGACGAGGTCGGCGAGGGCACCGGCTCGGACGCTGAAAAGCGCTTCCTCTTCCAGGTCATCAACGAGCGCTACGAGAACAGGCGCAGCACGTTCCTCATCACAAACCAGTCGCTCAAGGAGCTGACGGCATCCCTCGGGTCCCGGGCGGTCGACAGGTTCAGGGACGACGGGGGCAGGGTGCTGCTGTTCACATGGAGCTCACACAGGGGGAAGGAATGAGCAGGCCGATCCACATCAGCAGGAACCTCCTTCTCTTCAGGCAGCGCCACAACAGGTTCTCTGAATTCGGAGCCGAGGCGCTCAACAGGTGGTTCGCGGAAATGAACAACCGCCCCAACTGGCAGACCGACGAGGACCTGCACCGGGAGTGCTACGAGGAATGCCGCAGGCAGTGCCCCCAGTTCCTGCGGGACAACGGGCTTGTCGAGCCGACTGTCGCCGGGGCGATGAACCTTTTCAACACGCGGACAAAGCGGGACGAATGGGAGGAGGCATGAGCGATTGGCAATACGACATGCTGGGCATAGCGCAGTGCATTGTTGCATTCGGTCAGATTGTTCTGGTCGTTCGGATGAATGTCCTCGAGAACAGGGTCTGCTCGACCCTCAACTTTATCTTGAAATCCTTGGGCAGGACCGGCCGTACGCAAAGCACAGGCGAGGAGACCTTCTCGGATGGAGAGACATATCTGCTCCATGAAACAGATCCGGAAAATTCTGAATCTTCGGGAGACTTCGCCAAATGAAGCTGGTAGTTGCTGCAGTCTCGGTCGATCGCTGCTTTGTGCCCAGGGATGACAATCCCCTGGATCATCACGGGGGAATTGTTTTCGTTCCTTATGTCGAACGTGAGCGCAGTGAAGTTCTCGAAGTCTCTTCTTGCGATTCGGATTTTGCGAAGAGGTTTCCTCATGGATGCATTCACCCCAAAAAGCACGCCGATTATCGAAGCCAATGCCGCGACAAGGCTCCAATCGATATTCATGTTTCCCCCTCCGGGTTGTTTGGTTTTGTGACTGGACATCTCAATTATCGGGCAGTCCGGAGGGGTCTTACGGGACAAAACGGCAACAAGCTGTAGCCATTTCAGAGGAGAAAACAAGTGATCACAGACAACTGGAAGAAAATCGCAGAACACAACGGGCTCGACGGCTCTCTCATCAAACTCGGTGAGGAGTGCGACGAGCTCGACCAGGCAATCGAGGAGTACATCGACGCGCGGAACAACGCGACCAGCAACGCAGAGATCAACGAGGCTCGGGATCATGTCATCCTCGAATGCGCCGACGTCCGCGCCTGTGTTGACCAAGTCCTCTGGCACCTGCACGGCGAGGAGGAATGCGACGCAGCCATGCAGTGGAAACTGATCCGCACCATGCAGCGCATCAGGGACGATGCCGAATGATCAGCAAGTCGTTCATCTCAACGATGCTCACCGAGGCGCCGCCGCCTGAAAAGCACCGGGGCAGGGACCGCATCCCTCTCTTCGCCAGGAACAGACGACCGCAGGTGACGCGCATCGGGAAGCAGTGGCAAAGATGGGATCTGATCGAGCCGCGTCTCAGCGGACTCTCCCCGTGCGCGACCATCGAGGGGGTCAGTATCTGGAAACTCGGGGAGCAGGTTTATGTCGCCGAGAAGGGCGATTGGTTCAAGGCATCCAGCACGATCGACCAGGCGATCATCAACGCAGGATACATCGCGAGGGGGAAGGAACTGTGCCGCGTCCGGATGAAATTCTGACGACCGTTCTGGTCGCCTGCGGGATCGTCATCGCCATCCCGTTCGTGCTCGCGGCGTGGCTGCTTCTTCTGCTCGCCGTCATACCGATTGAACTTTGGAATCTGTTGAAGAGGTTTTGGAAATGAGTGCGTCCCAGAGAAACAAAGGAGCCGAGGGAGAACGGGAGGTCTGCCGCCTCATTCTCGACAACCTCGGGATCAAGGTCGGCAGGAACCTCGACCAGTGGCGGGACGGAGGGTATGACATCCCGCTCGGTCCGTTCCTGCTCGAGGTGAAGCGCCGCAAGCAGATGGCGTTTTACGAGTGGTTCCACCAGATCGAGGCCGCCTGCGCATCCACAGGCAAACAGCCCGTAGTCTTTGCTCGGGCAGATGGAGAGCGGTGGAAGGTCATCATCGATGCAGGCCTTTTCTTCCAGCTGGTCCGGGAGGAGGTTGTCGGATGGCAGAAGGAGTGAAGGAATCTTTTGTGGCGGAGATCCTCCCGCCTGAGGCAGTGCGGATCCTTGTCGACGCGGCTCGGAAGGCAAGGGAATTGCCGGAGGATTCGTTGCAACGGGCGCAGGTGATCCGCGATGCAGTCAAAAAAGTCCAATCCCGCTACCCAAGGGCGTTCCGCTAGGCGGTTCACTTACCTGATCGTCCGCGTGAATGACAACGGAAGACCCATCGGGGAGGACGCGAGGAACGCCAAGTATCTCGACGATGATGTCGAGACGGTCTGCAGGCTCCGCGCAGAAGGGTGCACATGGACCAAGATCTCGCGGATGATGGACATCCCCGTACGCACGGCACGGGACTTTGTGTCGGGACGAAGAAGGGCGGAGAGCGTGGCGGGCTTCAGGAAAATCAGGAGGAAGATTTATGCCGGAAAAAAAGATGACAGATAAGCAGCGTGCGTTTGTCTCCGGACTCCTCAAGGGAAAGAATCAGACGCAAGCGGCAATCGATGCAGGCTACTCGAAGAAAACAGCAAGGCAAATTGGGCAGGAGAACCTGACAAAACCTGACATCGCTCGCGCACGCGCGAGGTACGCATCCGAGAGGGACGAGCGCCTCGGGCTGGACGAGGACTGGACGCTGCGCAACGCCATCAGCGGGTACGAGGGGTCAATTGCCGCAGGGGATTTCAAGGCGGCTCGGGGCTTTCTCGACCTGATCGCAAAGATGCGCGGGGAGATGGCGCCGAAGGAGATCAAGCACACATTCGCTCAGGGCTTCTCGGACGAGCTGGAGAGGGCAAAGAATGCAGAGTGACAGCACGCTGCGGACTCTCGCGGCCATTGCCGCCAAGTGGGCAAAGGATCCTTTGCGTTTCGTGAAGGGCGCCTTCCCCTGGGGGACCGGACCTCTTGAGGGTTCTGCCGGTCCCGACAAGTGGCAGACGCAGCTGCTCTCGGAACTCCGTGACAGGCTGCAGGCAGGGGAGTCGAGGGACGATGTGATCCGCGCGGCAGTGGCTGCGGGGCACGGCGTCGGCAAGTCGGGCTTGGTCGCCTGGATCATTCTCTGGGCAATCTCCACGGCGGTCGACACGCGCGGCGTCGTGACAGCCAACACCGACACGCAGCTCCGCACCAAGACATGGGCCGAGCTCGCCAAGTGGTATCACTGCTGTGTCTTCCGTCCCCTCTTCGAGCTGACGGCAACAGCCCTGATCTCCAAGGATCCGGGGCACGACAAGACATGGCGGATCGATGCGATCCCGTGGTCCGAGAGCAACCCGGAAGCATTCGCAGGTCTGCACAACAAGGGGCGTCGGCTCCTTGTGATATTCGACGAGGCGTCCGCGATCTCTCCCCGCATCTGGGAAGTGGTCGAGGGCGCCATGACCGACACCGGCTCGGAGATCCTGTGGCTGTGCTTCGGGAACCCGACGAGGAACACCGGGCGCTTCTTTGACTGCTTCAACCGTCTGCGCCACAGGTGGTTCACGATGCACGTCGATGCCCGGGACTCTGCCGTTGCCAGCCAGTCGCAGATCGCGGCATGGCTTGAGGACTACGGGGAGGAGTCGGACTTCTTCAAGGTCCGCGTCCGCGGTGTCTTCCCGTCGGGCAGCGACATGCAGTTCATCCCGCGCTCCGTTGTCGACGCATCTGTATCCCGCGAGCTTGGGCACATCTCGCTCTCAAGCAGCATCGCGATCATCGGAGCTGACGTGGCTCGCTTCGGCGCGGACTCCTCCGTGCTCCGGGTCCGCATCGGCATGGATGCGAGGACATGGCAGAAGCGCGAGTTCAAGAACCTCGACGGCTGGCAGTTGGGCGCCAAGGTGGCAGAGCTCTACAACGAGGTGCTCCGGTCGGGCGTGCACTCGGTCATCATCAACATGGACGCAGGCGGCGTCGGCGCTTCTCCGATCGACTGGCTCCGCAAGAACGGCTATCAGGTGAACGCGATCAACTTCGGGGACAAGCCTCTCGACCCTCGCCAGTACCTCAATCTCAGGGCGGAGATGTGGGGGAAGATGAAGCAGTGGCTCAAGGACGGCGGGTGCATCCCGAACGACTCAGACCTCATCACAGACCTGACCGGCGTCGAGTACGACTTCAACGTGAAGAACCAGCTGCAGCTCGAGAAGAAGTCCGACATGAAGGCGAGAGGGCTCGCTTCTCCCGACAATGCGGACGCCTTGGCGCTCACGTTCGCGCTGCCGGTCAACGAGACGGTGACAGCCATCCCCCGGCCGATCGGCACGCAGAGGCGCCCGGGCATCAGGGACCCGTTCCGCACAGGACGCTGGTGATCTGCGCGTGTGGGGTCTCATCGCGCCCAACATTGCCCCCAAGGAGAGACCGTGCAAGTCAAGCAGATATCCCTGGCTACCCTCTTGAATTCCTCCGGGTTCAGCGACTGCTGTCGCGAATATGCGGAGGAAATCCTCGGCAGGACGGCTGTGCCCGACATGGCTGCCTACGAGAAGTTCGAGGCAACGGGAGTGCTCAGGATCCTTGGCGCGTTCTGCGGCGAGCGTCTGGTGGCGTTCTCGGTTGTGTTGCTTTCAGAGAACCTCTCGACCGGGGCAAAGGTTGCAAGCGTCAACTATGTCTATGCGACGCCTCAGTACCGCAGCAGGGCAGGAGCCGCGCTCCTCGCAAGGCTGATGCGGGAGGCGCGGGAGACAGGCAGGGAACTCTACCTGACAGCGGCGGCGAACACTCTCCTTGACCTCAGGCTGATGGACTCTCAGTGCTTCGAGCCGATTGAGACCGTTTACCGTTACCGGAGAAGATGAAGATGGGACAGGCAGCAATTCCAATGATCGCGATGGCAGCCATGACGGCAGCCAGCACGGGCGCCCAGGTCTACAGCGCAAACAAGCAGGCGAGCTCCCAGGCAGCCGCGCTCAGGCAGCAGGAGGAGGAAGCCCGGAGGACGGCAGAGTCCGAACGCCAGGCGACCAAGAAGGCTGAGAGCAATCAGGCTGACACGAACGCAATCCTGCAGGCGTCGCAGGACTCGAATCTGTCAGGCGGCTCCACGCTCCTCACATCCGCGCAGGGTGTTGACGACGAGTCGCTGAGGCTTGGCGGCGGCAACAAACTGGGAGCCTGACATGGGATTCTTCAAAAAGGTATTCAAGGCAGTCAAGCGAACCCTGAACCCCGTCAAGGCGCTCAAGGACACGTTCACCGATCCGCTCGGGCAGCTGACGGTCGGGCTCTATTCCCCCGTCGCAAAACAGAAGGCGGCAGAGGCTTCAGCCAAGCAAAAGGCAGAGGCCGAACGCGCCAAGACAGAGCAGCGCAACAGGCAGTCCGAGGCGCGGAGGGAAGAGACGATGGGCGACAGCCAGGCAAACTCCGCGCAGATCATGCTTGCCGACCAGGCGACCATGCTCAACAGCATGCCCACGCTGCTCACGTCCGCGGAAGGCGACGAGGCGATGCAGGGCAAGCTCGGCCGGGGCAACAGGCTGAAGAGGTAAGAGATGACTACGGACTACAAGAAACTTTCCGATGATGTGCGCCGCCGCTGGGCTGACCTGAAGAAGGAACGCGAGCCCTTCGTGGCACAGTGGCGCGAGATCTCGAAGCACATGCGCCCGAGCTCCGGACGGTTCCTTGAAGGCCGGGAGCGCAATCAGGCGCGGGAACGCTGGAACAGGATCTACAACAACACGGCGATCCGCGCCGCGAACATCCTGTCTGCCGGCCTGATGTCAGGAATGACGGATCCGTCCTCCCAGTGGTTCGCACTGACAACCGGGGACGAGAACCTTGACCAGTCCTACGCGGTCAAGCAGTACCTCGACCAGGCGCAGCGCATTCAGGAAATGGCGTTCACGAAGACCAACACCTATCAGGCGCTGCATCATGCGTGGGCTGAGGTCGGCGTCTACGGCACCGCCGCCATTTTCATCAAGGAGGATCCCGTCTACGGCTTTGTCTGCTATCCCCTCAAGTGCGGGGAGTACTGCATCGGCACCGACTTCCGGGGAGACGTGGACACGCTCTACCGCAAGCTGTGGATGACTGCGGCGCAGCTTGTCGGGGCATACGGAATGGACGCGGTTTCAAGCGCGGTCCGCAAGGCGTATGAGACGCAGCCCGACAAGTTCTTCAAGGTGATCCACGCGGTGGAGCCGAGGCGCGACAGGAATCCGAAGGCACAGGACAACCTGAACATGCCGTTCCGGTCCGTTGTCCTCCTGGTCGATGCGGGTGACGCTCCGAACAGCGGGGTCCTCGAGGAGTCCGGCTACAACGAGTTCCCGTGCATTGTCGGGCGCTGGGGCGCGACCTGCTCGGACATTTACTCCGAGGAAGCGCCGGGCATGACGGCGATCGGCGACACGCTTGAGCTTCAGCATCAGGAGCTTCAAAAGGGCAACGCCTTGGACTATGCGGTGAATCCTCCGCTCATTCTCCCGACATCGGCACGCACGTCCGAGATTGACTTCCTGCCGGGCGGGCGGTCATACATTGACAACCCGACGGCATCCTCGCAGGTGCAGTCCGCGTGGAATGTCTCCGTCCCGTGGGCGGCATTGTCGCAGGACATGGAGCAGGTGAAGCAGCGCATCGAGGCGGGCTTCTACACGGATATGTTCCTGATGTTCGCCGGGCGTACAAGCAACATGACGGCGACCGAGGTGTCTGAGCGGCATTCCGAGAAGCTCATGATGCTGGGTCCCGTTCTTTCCCGGCTCAACAACGACGTGCTCAAGAAGTTCATCGAGCGCACGTTCGCAATCCTTCAGCGTGCAGGCGCGATGCCGGTCCCGCCCGAGGAGCTGAGGGGGCGGGAGCTCACGATCGAGTACACGTCGATGCTCGCGCGGAGCCAGCGTGCCGTGCGCGCGGCTTCCCTGGACAACTTCCTGCAGCGCGTCCAGACGATCGCGCAGGTTGACCCGAACGCACTCAAGAAGATCAACACCAACAATGTGCTCGACGAGTATGCGGACTACTACAGCATCGCCCCGTCCTGCGTCCGCCCGAACGAGGAGGTGGAGCAGATGATGGCTGCCGAACAGCAGGCTCAGGCAGAGCAGGCTCAGGCGGCAGAACAGATGCAGCAGATGCAGATGGCGCAGCAGCTTGCCAGCACTCCGGCGGCGGGTCCCGACAACATGGCGGGTCAGCTGGCGGCAGGGATGCAGCAGATGGCTGAAGCCCAATAAAGAAAGTTTCTCCTTGGGACCTCCTCTCCGGTTTCTGCGCGTGTGTTCTTCGGCTTGCCCGAAGATGGCGCCAAACAGAACCGGAGTCTTTTTATGCCTGAAAAATACATGACGCCGACATTCGGCTGGGGCTCCCTGATCTCTCAGGGCGTAGCCAACACGATCACGGCATTCGGATCCTTCGCCACCCAAAAGAAAACCAATGCCGCTCTCAGGTCGCAGGCAAACATTGCCCGCATCAACGCAGACCTGATGGAGCGGAAATACCAGGCGACTCTTGCCAACGCAGAGAAGGCGATCACGAGACAGACGATGGCGGCAGGCAGGACCAAGCACTCGCAGCGAGCGTCGCTTGCCGCCAACGGGATCGCGATCGGGGAAGGGTCGGCAGCGGAGCAGCTTGCCTCGACCGACTTCCTGAAAGAGGTCGACAAGAACCAGGCGCAGGTCAATGCCGTGTCCGAGGCGTGGGGCTACCGGTGGGCAAAGAACAACGCGCTGGCTCAGGCTCGCGCCGCAGAGGCACGCCGCCAGAGCGCGGGGCTCACTGCCGGGCTGACGCTTCTCGCAGGGGCCCAGCAGACGGGATTCGACTATTTCAAGATGCAGCAGCAGGGCGTCTTCCAAAAGAGTCAGGACCAGCAGCAGGATCCTGATCTTTCCTGGTATCTCCTTTAAGAGGACAAGCAATGCCTATCGTTCCTGACTACAACGGCGGGCTTCCGTCCGTGCCGGCATCCGGTGGAGTGTCCGGCGGTTCCGCACAGGTCGTCAACCCGAACATCAACTATGAAGCCACGCTTGCCGCGGCTTCCCGCACGGCTGCCGAAGGCGCCATGCAGATCGGCGAACTGATGAAGATTCAGGCGGCGCGGGAAACCAAGGCCGCGTCCGATGACGCAGAGCGCCGGGCGATGGAGCTGATCAACAAGGAGACGCTTGATCCCGAGACCGGGTACTTTGCCCAGCAGGGCAAGAACGCCATGGACCAGTATCAATCCACCTATGACCGGATCGAGAAGGGGCTGAAGGAGATCGGGGAAGGCGTTCCGCGCTTTGTCTACGACACGGTGAAGGCTCGCCTGGATGACAGGCTGATGTCCACGCAGGCTGCGATGGGGCGGCACAGGATGCAGCAGTCCCAGTCCTACTTCATCGAGTCCTCCCAAAGCCGCATTGACGCGCTTGCCGAGGATATCGCCCAGCATTACAGCGACAGGGACTTCATCCAAAAGACAAGCGGGTCGATCGCGCAGGAGCTCCAGTACCTTGCAAACCTCAGGGGCTGGGATGATGCGACGCTTGAGGAAAAGAGCAAGGCGGTCTACGACAAGATCTGGACGATGCGCTACAACACGATGGCGCAGGACAACCCGGTCGAAGCGCTTCGGGAATTCCAGCGCGATCCCGATCTGCGTCCGTCTGTTCGCCTGCAGCTGGGCAACACGCTCTACCATGCGGCCAAGCCTCTTCTCATCCAGTCCGTCGTGCAGGGCGGGGGTGTGGTTGCCATGCAGGCGGGAGCATCCGGCGGCAGCGGGGCGCAGGTTCCCTCTGTTGCACCGACAGGGAAGGGCAGGCTGCCGAGTTCTCCCGTGAAGATTGACGGGGCGCCGACAGCCTATGTGGCGAAGACGCTCGGCTATCGCAAGAACAACCCCGGCAACCTGCGGACAACCTCCATCAAGTGGGACGGGAAGTGCGAGCCTGATGACTCGGGCTACGAAACCTTCAAGACTCCCCAGCACGGCATTCGTGCCGCGGCAATGAACATCCGCACGGCGGTCAAGAAGCACGGCGCGGACACAATCGAGAAGCTCCTGTACAGGTGGGCGGACCCGAAGGACGGCAACGACACGGAAGCCTACATCCGCAATGTGACGAGCGCCACGGGCTGGGACCGCAACCACGTCATCCAGGCAGACAACAAGGACGAGGTGAAGACGCTGCTCCTTGCAGTCATGCAGACCGAGATGGGCGGGACTCCCTATTCGGAGGCGGTCATCAACGAGGGCATCAATGCCGCGTTCGACAGCCAGGTGCGGTTGAAGTCAAGCGGGGGAGGAACCCCTGCGGCGGGAAGCGGCGTCACGGTGCAGGACAAGTGGCGCATCGACCTTAATGCCCCGACGGGTGATCCCGTGGTCGACGCGCTGCCTCCCGCGCAGAAGCTGGATGTGCTGCAGTCGGTTGTTGGCGCCCGCACGGCGCAGGCAAACGGGCAAAAGGCAGACCTGCGGAAGGAGGTCGAGAACAACCTTGCCGAGATTGCGGACGGCAAGGATCCCCAGCGGCTGACCCGCGAGCGGTTCCTCTCCGTCTACGGGCAGGGGGAGGGGGACGAGAAGTTCGAGGCGTACGAGATCAGCGCGAACACCAATGCCGCCATCCGCAACTTCCAGACGGCAGACGTCGCCACGATCAAGTCTCAGCTGGAATCAGCCAAGCCGCAGGCAGGGGATCCGAATTACGCGGTCAAGCAGAAGGCGTACTCGGTGATGGAGAAGGCGGCACAGCACGTCATTACCGAACGCGCAAAGGATCCGGTCGGATCAGCCATTGCCGCAGGTGTTCCCGGCTTCAAGCCTTTGGACTTCGGCAATCTCTCGAGCATGGGAGAGCAGCTGAAGGCGAGGCGGGAAGGTCTCGCAACAATGAAGGAGGGATGGACTCCCAACATGGGGCTGCTGTCATCCGTCGAGGTTGAGCAGCTTGGCTCGGCACTGGATGCGGCTCCGGCAAAAGCGAAGTCCGCAATCCTCGCGTCCATGGGCGAGGCGGTCGGGCAGGAGAATGTCGGCACGATCCTCCGGCAGATGAAGTCCCGTCCGCAGTATGCGCTTGCCATGTCCTGCATCACTGAAGTCCCGCAGGGTGAGACAGCCTCGGTCGGGTCGATGTACCTGCAGGGGCTTGAGGCGATCGACCAGAAACGGATACAGGTTGACACGAGGCGGGAGACCGGCGTCACTGCCTCCATCAACAACGCGCTCGGCGGGGACGCGGAGACAGAGCCTGTGTTTGATGATCCGACCGTGATGGCGAACACCTCCAAGCTGGTCTACGGCGTGTGGGGCTACAAGGCGCTCAACGGCAACAGCTCTGTCGATGACGCCATGAAGACAGCGGTCGGGGAGGTCTATGCCCACAACGGCAAGAAGATCATCCTGCCGCGCGGGGTTGATGCGTCGGGCGGATTCTTTTCAAGAGCCGCCAATGCCGTGCTTGCGACAAACCCGATGAATGTCCTGACCGGAACCAAGGTCAAGGGACCGACCACATTCGAGTCGCTTCTCAAGGGAGAGGCGCAGAAGATCGCGTCCGGCTCCGACAAGTTCTACGCAGGCGGCGTGGCGATCACGGCATCGGAACTGGGCGGGATGCTGCCTGCCCTGAAACTTCAGACCTACAGCCAAACGCCTCAGGGCGGGGTGGTCTACCGCGTCATCTACAACGGCTCATATGTTTCCCGAAGGACCGGCAAAGGGTCTGAGGATTTGCTCATCACCATCGGAGGTACGAAATGATCCTGCAGGATGTTCTCGGTCCTCAGCTTTCCCCGGCTTTGACAGTTGAGGAAATGGACAAAATGGATCAGGCGAGGGAGTCCTCTCCCGACCTGCCTCCGCTGCTCAAACCTGACGCGGGGCTGTTTGACGGCATTCTCACGGAATCCTGGAAGGGTTTGCCGTCGGGTGCGCTCAAGACGGGAAGCTCCCTGCTGGGCGCAGCATCAAGCACTGTGGCAAGTCCTGAGTCGATTGCCCAGACGGCACTGGAAGCGCAAGAGGAGCTGGGGGATCTCGCTCCCGACTTCGGGGATGTGCACCAGTTCGGCGCCCGCCAGTCCCAAGGCTTTGATGACACGGCAAGGGAATGGCGCAGGACAGCCAAGAGAAAGTATGCTGCCGACCCCGGCACGATGGGCGTGGTGGCGCAGACGATCCACGGGCTCCTCGAGAGTCTGCCCGAGGCTGTCGGCTACGGGATGCTTGCCGGACCGGCAGGGGGCTCGATCCTCTTTGGCGCGGACATGGGCATCCGAAGGGCTCAGGAACTGAAGGACGAAGGGGTTGACGAGGCAACGGCAACCAATGCGGGCGTTGTCTCCTTTGCCGCCAATGCCATCGGGATGAGGCTTCCCGCATCGATCGGACCGACGAGGATGATCGGAGCCTTGTCGGGCGCCGGGATCAACCTTGCCGCCACCGGATCGGAGCAGGGCATTGTCTCCTACATCCTGAACAATGCGAACTACTCCGACCTGTCTGAGAAGTATGGCTTCACGCTCCCGTCCGCGGGTGTGTCCGCGTTCTTCGGTGCCGCTATGGGTGCGCTCTTCCATACAAAGCCTGCCGCGCAGAGAGCGGTTGAGAGGCAGGCTGACAGGGCGGCACGGCTGGTGCAGGTTGAGGACGCGATCTTCTCCAAGCTCGTCCAGTCCGAGGCGTACACGGGCAATGAGGTTACAGCCCGCGCAGAGGCGAAGCAGAAGGCATTGTCTGCTGTGAACCTTGCCGAGGCGGCACAGGTCGACCCGATGGATATCGTCCCGAAGATTGAGATCGTGGACGGCGAGGCGAGGATGCCGGAAGATGCTTTTAAAATGCCCGAGACCCAAGGCGTTCATTGGGAAATGGGATCCCATGTTATTGGGAAAGAAAATGAACAAATTCAAATTGTTCATTTGAAACAGGAAACTAATGAGAGGAAAGCGGCACTTGAAAGCCTGAAGCAGAAACTTGATAGAGGTTTGAAAAATAGAGACAGCGGATGGGAATTGCACGGATCTGCATCCGATGCAAAGAAAAGTCTTCCCCCGTTTAAGTTTTCTGGGTATGGGAAGAATCCTCCTCCTTCAGGGTTGTATAACGCTATTGTTGCAAACCTAGAAGAACTCGCCAAAGAGGCAAAGCTCGTTGAGTCACTTCGAGATCACCAGCACAACAATCAAAACGTTAAGGGAGTCCACAAATTTGTAGTCCCTGCTACGTACCTTGGGAAGGATTTTCGAGTTCAATTAATTGTCAGGGATTACACAAAAGCGGCTGGCGGAACTCTATCCGTCCATTCTATTGATCACATTGAAATTCATGCGGTAGAAAGAGTCGCAGATGGGGTCGGTGACTCGGCGACACTTGCACCCATGCCCACCGCCAACGCCCTTCCCAAACCGTCTGACTCCGTTGGTGCGCCCGTTTCTAGTCAGTGGTCATCTGCGTCTAGAACAACTTTATCAGATTTGCTACAAGGTTTCCAACGTGACGATGGAAAAGGTGCGTTTGATCAGATTTCTGATACAGATAGGCAGGAAGGTGCTGTTTATTACGATGCGGAGAAAACGCAGAAAAGATTCAAGCAAGAGGTGCGCAGGGGAGTCGACTCCGAACTAGTAGAGAGAGCCGTAGAAACATTTGGCGTGACAAACAATCCGGAGGAAGCGGGATACATCTTGCCTGATGGCCGGATGTTGGATTTCTCTGGGAGGCACTGGGGGCTGTCTGACGCGGAAGCTCGCGGGCAGAGGCAGGTTGATCATGTGGATGTCGGGGAAGTCGAGGGGGTCGACAGTTCAGATCGTTCCGGCGGGATCTATGACTTCATGGCCCGGTCCGGGGCAATGCGGTTTGATCTGGCTTCCGGCATCGCATCGATAGCAGGGACGCCTACGGCCCGCCAGCTTTCTGTGTTGGGAAGGTCGTTCAAAGGGAAGTATCTCGCGCTGTCGAGGAATACGCCCGAAGGGCGCATCGTAGCTGACACGGAGTTTGAGAGCGCGTCTCTCCGGAAGATCGAGGACTTTTTCAACGAGGCACAAAGAAAGGTAGACCGCGGCGAGATTGACGGGGCTTTTGCTCAGAAGCAGGAGGCAGGGGTTGCGGGTTTCTATGACCCGACCACTGGTCGCATCGGTCTCACAAAGAACGCCAACCTCTCGACCTTCACGCACGAGTGGGGGCACTGGTACCTGACGCAGCTGTTCAACTTCGTGCGGGACGGCAGGATGACTGCTGAGATGCAGGAGGACGTGCAGACGCTGCTGTCATCCTTCGGCATCAAGTCTCTCAAGGACTGGGATGCTCTGGGCTTCGAGGGGCAGGTTCGTTTCCAGGAACAGTTCGCGCGGCAGTTCGAGCAGTACCTGTCCACGGGCAAGGCTCCCAGCACGGGGCTGCGCTTCATCTTCGAGACCATCGCCAACGCAATCCGCGAGGCGTACTCCTCCACCGAGTCGACGATTGCCAGGGAGTACAAGGCGCAGACCGGCTTCGATCTCCCTCCGATGAGCAAGGAGGTGCGCGGGGTCTTCGACCGGATGTTCCGCGAGCAGGGCTCGCTGGTGAACGAGGACCACGTGGCTGCGGCTCGCGTGATGCAGGCTCAGGAGAAAGCGCAGGAGAAGGCAGCGGGTCTTTCCGAGCAGGGCAAGCCGAGCGCTGAGGAGAGCCGTGCGTCCGATGCCAGGTCGCAGGCGGTGAACGATGCAGAGGATGCCATCAATGCCGGAGAGACGGTGGATGTCTCCGCGTCTATGGCGGACATGCGGATCAGCGATCCCGTTGTCATCGCAAAGAAGAAGGCGCTTGCAAAGGAGCATTTCTCCAAGCCGGTCGAAAAGGATCCGAGCATCATCCTCCAGCCTCGGGCGCGGGACCGCAAGGCATCCGTTGACCAGATGACCGGGATCGCCATGGATCCCCAGTACGGGCGCGTGTCGTTCAGCAGGGAAACATCGGCCGGGGCGCCCATTGTGTCCTACGGGAAACTTCCCGATGACGCGCATCTCGGGCACGTTGACTATGTGATGGACGGGGACCGGCGGGTGGCGGTTGTCTATGCGGTTGTCGAGGCGGGAGAGCTGCAGGCGTCCAACTCGATGCACGGCGCGGTCAACCCCAACTACGGCAAGACAACCGACTCTCAGATCACTGTGATCGCAGGCAACGGCCGGGTGGCAGGGCTGCAGGGCGCTTACTCCCGAGGTTCCGCAGGGAAGTACCGCAGGGACTTGCAGGCGGATGCCATGCACGGGGTTGATCCGAAGGTGATCGAGGGGATGAAGCAGCCTGTCCTGGTTCGCTATGTGGCGCCTCAGGATGTGACGTCGGGCTTCATCGCGCGGTCCAACCACGACCAGGTGCTCCATCGTTCCGCCACCGAGATCGCGCAGGAAGACGCGCCGAAGCTCAGGAAGAACATTGTCGCCGGGCGCTATGAGTTCAATGATGACGGGATCCCGACCAACAGCACGGTGGCCCAATTCATTGCCGACACGGGCGAGAAGAACGCAATGGGGACTCTCGTCAACTCGTCCGGGGAGCCGACGCCCGAGGCGGTGCGGCGCATCAGGCAGGCAGTTTTCTATGAGGCGTACAGGAACGACCGGCTTGCCGAGCTCTTCGCTGAGACGCGGGACTCGGGCATTGTCAGGATCCTGAACGGACTTGTGGCTGTGGCGCCCAAGGTGATCCAGCTGCGCGAGGCGACCGGCGGAGCAACAGACATCGGGCGGTATGTGTCTGAGGCGGTCAACGCCATCTATGTGGCAAGAAAGAACGGCGTCAGCATGGCTGATGTCGCAGGGCAGATGGACGCATTCAACTCGTCCGTGACTCATGTCCTGCAGAGGCTCCTTGCCGACTATGCGGACAGCGCAAAGCAGCTGAGGGAGATCCTTGGCAACGCTCTCGACTGGGGGCGCAATGCGCTCGATGCCCAGGAGGGGAGCCTGCTCGGGGATGAATTCACGATGCAGACATCCATTGCCGACCTGTTCGGGGAGGTTCGTCGGCAGACAAACCTTGCCCGCGAGGCAAGAGGCGAGGCAAGGCTGCCTGATCTCGACATCGAGGCGATGCGTCCGCAGCTGGAGGCAGAGGCTGCGGAGGCAAGGGCTGCAACCGAGGCGGCGCGGGCAGAGGAAGCGGCACGCCTTGAGCGCATGAGCCGTCAGGCGGACGAGATGGACCAGGCGACCGAGAAGCTGCAGCAGGATCTTGAGGAGGCAGGCAGAACCATTGACGCAATGGGAGACGAGATGCTCAGGCAGGGAGAGCCTGTTGACCCGAGCATGCCGACCGAGGCGGAGATCGATGCGGCGGTTGAGCGCACATCGGCGGACGAGATGAATGCTCGGAGGGAGTCGGCGTCCGAGGCTCTTTCAAGCCAAGAGGCGGCAGAGGCTCGGGAGGTTTCCCGTGCGCTTGAGGAATTCCCGGACATGACAATTGTCGACGAGAACGGCAACGAGGTTTCTGCCGCGGATCTTCTCGCGGAGCTCGACAGCGCGGAAAAGAATGCGGACACGGAGGCGGCTGGAATGCTTGAGGCGACCCAGTGCATCATGAGGAACGGAGGCTGGAATGAGGTCTGAATGCAGGCTTGAGATTTCAAAGACGCTCGGCAGGAAGCTGACTCCTGAAGAGGCAAACAACTGGCGCAGCGCATTCGGCAATGCAATGGACCGCCTGAACCGGCAGGATCCGGCCAAGTGGGCTCAGATGCCGTATGACCAGAGGCAGATGGCAGCCGTGCAAGAAGTGGCAAAGGACTTCAAGGAGCAGGTGCAGCACAAGAAGTTCCAGGCACGCAGGCAGATCATGAGCCAGCAGCGGTGCCTGCGCGAGTACAAGCGCCTCAACAAGGAGGAGGACATCCACGCCTATTCGGCTGTTGCCAGCATCCTGACGAAGGTGGACCAGTATTCGCGCGGTGTGGTTGCCGAATACATGCGGGACATGATCCCTGTGCTCCAGGCATTCAAGGGCAAGATGATGGGGATGATGGAGGATCCTGCCGAGATGCTCGACTTTGCCCGGGAGGTGTACGGGCAGGACTCCGGCAACGCTCGCATGAAGGAGGCTGCGGCACGGTGGAAGGAGGTCTCCCATTCGATGATCGGGCGGTTGCGTGCCAACGGGGTGGACATCGGGGAGGTTGCCGAGGGCTACATCCCGCAGTCCCATGATGCCTGGAAGGTTCGCAAGGCAGCCAAGCGCCTCGGGGTTCAGGGTGTGTCCGATCAGGAAGCCTGGGTGAATTTCATCTTCCCTCTTCTCGACAAGAGCCGGTACCTTGACGGGATCGGGCGGCAGATGAGCGACAGGCAGATCACCGAGATGCTGGGCGATGTCTACCGCACAATCGTGACGGGAGGCAATGCAGACCCGACGATTGACGGCATTGCGGAGAAGGCGAGGCGGCGCACCTTCGGGGGCGGGTCCCTTGCCGGGCAGCACCGCGTGATCCATTTCAAGGACGGGGATTCCTACTTCCAGTACTCGCAGATGTTCAGCCACGGGAGCCTGCCGAATGCGCTCATCAATTCGGTGCAGGGCAAGGCCAAGGACATCGCTTTGGCAGAGCGCATGGGGCCCACGCCGACCAGCACATTCGGTCTCCTGAAGAAGATCGCAGACGGGGAAGCGTCTGCCGCACAGGCGACCGAAGGCGCAGGGCGCAGGTTCACAAAGTATGCCGACTGGAATGGTGCCGGAGCGGGGGTTGATGCCGTGTGGGCTACCCTGCTCGGAGAATCATCGGTCGAGGCAACCAACAGCGAGGTGCTTGCCCGGGTGATGCAGGGCGCCCGCAACCTGAACGTGGCAGGCAAGCTGGGCTATGCGGTGGTCTCGTCCATCTCCGACGCGGCATCCTACTTTGCCGTGGCACGGTTCAACCGCATCGGGATCGGCGAGGCGTTCAACGGCCTGAAGATGGCGTTCGGGCGGGACTGGAAAGAGTACGCCCCGGACCTCGGGATCATCTCCGAGTCGTTCACTGCCGACATGGACCGGTGGAGCGGGCAGAACCTGTCCGACGGATGGACGGGCAAGCTCGCCCAGGCGACGATGAAGGCGTCCGGGCTGACGGCATACACGGACTGGGTGCGCCGGGCTTTCTCGCTCACGATGTACCGGGGGCTCGGGCGCATGATCAAGAACGAGTGGGGCAGCCTTGACGCATATGACCGTGCGCGGCTTTCCAGCGCAGGCATTGACGAGGTGGACTGGAAGATCATGCGGGATGCCGGGGTTGATGTCAGGGACGGCAAGGAGTTTGTCTCTCCCCTGCACATCAGGAAGTGGCTGTCCAATCTGGACGAGCAGCAGATCCGCACCTATGCGCTTGAAGGAATCAGCGCGAGGCGGCTGCAGGAGGTCCCGTCCAAGATCGTCGGGTGGGTTGTGTCCGAGTCGGAGATGGCGTCGCTCAATCCTGACCTTGTGACCAAGGCTGGCATCTCGCACGGCACGCAAAAGGGCAGCATCAAAGGCGAGATCCTCCGCAGCCTGTTCCTCTTCAAGTCGTTCCCCCTGTCATTCATGCGCCAGCACTTCGACCGGATGCAGTGGCTGCAGCGGCACGGGCAGGGAGCCGACCGGCTGTCATACGCGGCATGGATTGTTGTGGGATCCACGGTATGCGGAGCAATCTCCCTGCAGTTGAACAACCTGCTCAAGGGCAAGGACCTGCAGGACATGAGCACTCAGAAGTTCTGGACAAATGCCATGACAAAAGGCGGCGGGCTCGGATTCCTCGGGGACTTCATTGCAAACAGCCTGGACAAGGATTCCCGCTATGGCGCCTGGGGGACGATCCAGTTCCTCGGACCGGTCGCTTCGGATGCGCTTGAAGCCTACGACCTCGCCGCGTCGATCATTGACAAGGGGCTCTACGACAAGGACACGAAGCCTGCCGCAAGAGCGGTGCGGATGCTCCGGTCACATACCCCGTTCGTGAACATGTGGTACACGTCCGCAGCCATTGACCGCGCGATCATGAACGAGGTGCAGGAGTCGCTGTCTCCCGGATACCTGTCCAAGATGGAGACCAGGGCGAGGAATTCCTGGGGGCAGGGTTACTGGTGGCGTCCGGGGCAGCTTGAGCCTTCACGGATGCCCCGCATGGCAACGGAGCCGAACAAGTAACTCTGCGCGTGTGGTCTCCCCTTCGGTTTGAAATGAGGGCAATTCAAACAGGGGATGACCGCGATGCTTGACTACATTAAGAGATTGGCCGGGCCATATACGGGAGAAGGAGAAACAACCTTCTCCTTTGGCTTCAAGGTATTTGAACCGACGGACGTTTATGTCGCGGTTGCATCTTCCGATCAAGGATCAGCCACGACTCTGGTCTATGGATCGGACTATTCCGTCGCGTTGAATGATGACCAGGAGGCGACGCCAGGCGGATCTGTCACGGTCGTATCTCCTCTGGTGAGCGGGGAACTTTTAGTCATTGGATCGGCTGTTGATTACACACAGGAGGTCCAGCTCACAAACTACAGCCGCTTCCCGCCTTCAATCATCAATGATGCGCTGGATCGTATCGTGATGCAGATCCAGCAGTTGGTCGAACGGATTGGGCGGGCGATCACAGTGCCAGCCACCAGCTCGTCCACAGTCGATGAAATCTACGAGCGTCTCATCACTGCAGCGGAAAAAGCGGAAACCGCATTAGCCCTGAGCGAAGAAACAATCGCTGCGGCTGAAGCTGTGCAGACTGCCCTGGATGAAGCCGGTGACGTGACCGGGGCAGTGCCTGTTGCGGCGGCGGGGGCTACTGAGTCTCGGGCGATCTCCGCGCATTTCGCCGACCTCGTCAATGTCAGGAACTACGGAGCGAAGGGCGACGGCACGACCGATGACACCGACGCCTTCGCCCGGGCATCTGCGGCGGCTAACGGCGCGGCGGTGTTCGTCCCCGCAGGCGAGTACAAGATCACATCTCCAGTGGCGGGGAAGTTTATTTGCCTTGGGGATGTCGTTGCCCCGCGCATTGACCTGACCGTCCTGTGGCGCGAGTTCCCATCGCCAAACGGCTTGCAGGACAGACCGCTTGACTGTGGCGGGGATCTGCCGAATCAGTCGGCAACACATCCGCACAACCTCGGGAGAGCTTTCAACAGTCCGTCTTATGACCCGTTTGACAATGTGCTGTACTACAACGGCAACACAAGCAACGGGCGCACGCAGGCTTACGCGATTCGGTGGAGCGACAATCCCGACGAGCGAGTCCTGCTCGGGCAGAGTCCGTGGTTGTTTGACTTCTTCGGGCATCAGTGCAACTTCCTGTACCGACCCACGCCGAAGCACCCCGTGCGTTTCCTGTGCAAGACCAACGCCTACAAGAGCGCCAACACTCCCGACTACACGGAGAACCTTCACGCGCACCTGATCTCGTGGGACTACGCAAACCCCGACACCTTCGAGATACTCCGCAACTTCACGCTCTTCCCGAGCGATGCTTTTGACAACGAGAAGGCATTGCAGATCGGTCTGTCGCCGGACGGTCGAGTACTCGTCGCCCGAGCTACGCGGCGATCCGACTCTGCGCTCGTGATCCGTGTGTGGGATTTCCCCGCCGTGATGCAAGGGGAAACCGATGACATCTCGGCTTCGTACAAGATGCAGTATGTGCAGGACAGCCGCATCGGATCTGCCGGAGGGCAGGGCATTTACACGGATGGGAAGTTCATCTATTTTGCGACAGGCGTGTACGCGATGACTGCTGTTGTCACCACGCTCGACGGCAAGTACTGCTTCTCGCAGACTGGCGGGTATGGCGGCTACCTGTCTGAAGTATCGGAATACGCAGGGCTGACTGTCGAGCCTGAACACGAGGGGATTTTTTGGGCGGTGCTCAACGGCGTATGGCAACGCTTCGCCGCCATCTCGCTTGTCGTACGAGCGACCATCGTGAAGCGCACGGATGTCACGACAGTCAACAACGGAGATGACACGGCGACAATCACAACTGTTGTCACCGACTACACCACAAGCCCCGCGACAGTCACGACAACGACCGAGACCATCGAGCTTCAGGGATCTGAGATCGAGGAAGGGACAGAGACATCGTACGAGTATTCCTCTTCCGAAGACACCTTCCTCCGCATCAATCGCTACTACTGCACGTCCATTGCGGCATCGTCCGGCGTTGTCCACCTCGACGGCACGGAGTACCTGACCGGGGACAAGGTCATCTCTAACTGGAGACCGCAGCAGTACTACCAGTGTACGGGCTACACGAAGGGCGTAACTGAGTACAACGCGAACTACATTTGGTCGATCAACTTTGTTGATGCGCTCGGGCTTGGAAGCTCTCGGCGGCTTGGAATGGTGCAGTGCGCTGTAGCGAGCGGCAGTGGCATGACTCGAACGGGACTCTATGCCTATGACTCCGCAGGTGGATCTGATTACGGTTCGCTCATCCTGTACAAGCCTGTCGGCAAATCGCCATACGTCGGCTCTCCGATGATCAACGTCAACGGCGGTGTTCTCGGCGGAGAGAGCAGTACAAACGCGAGGACGGTCGGAATTTGGCGAGCCAACCGCGATGGTACGGACGGCGGCACGGCTATCGTGCGGTACAAGGAAAACAGCGGGAGCATTGACGACGGGCTTGCGTATGTGTCCATCGGGGAGCGGAACAAGGAGCAACTGTACGGAGTGCTGACCCTGCGCTACACACGCACGGATGCGCGCGTGACGAGTGGCACGCTTCGCCCCGGGACTTATGCGACAAACGCATTGTCACTCGGGGACTCCACGTACCCGTGGACGCAGTTGTATGCCTCCACCTCGACAATCGCCACGTCTGATGAACGCGAGAAGCAGAACATCGAAGCGATTCCAGAGGCGGTGCTTCGCGCGTGGGGCGATGTCGAGTTCTTGCAATTCAGGTTTCGCGACGCGGTGGCGAAGAAGGGCGGAGCGGCACGACTTCACACGGGCGTGATCGCACAGCGCGTCAAGGCGGCATTCGAGGCGCACGGCATCGATCCGTTCGCTTACGGCTTGCTCTGCTACGACAAATGGGAGTACGACCCCGCGACCAAGACCTCAGCAGGCGACCGCTATGCGGTGCGGTATGAGGAATGCCTCGCGCTCGAGTGTGCATATCAGAGGTGGAGGCTCGCCAAGATTGAGGCGAGGTTGGGAGACGCGTGATGGGGCGTGTCGACATCAACCGTGCGACGGCGATCTCGCACTCCGACCTGATCGGTGAGGCCGCGGCGCTGAAACGCAAGATCCAGGAGTCGGCAACAGAAGCACTTTCCCGTGTAAACGCATTGCGAGACGACTTGGCTCCGGCGGCATTTTCGGGAGACTATGCTGATCTGGCAAACACGCCTGCGCTTTCGGCGGTGGCGACCAGTGGCGCATATGCTGACTTGACCGGCAAACCTGCTCTGGGCGCACTGGCTTCGCTCGACAGCATCACCACCGCGAAGGTCTCCAACTGGTCGAGCGCCACCTCGGGTTTCCTCACGTCGTCAAGCCTGACCCCGTACGCGAAGACCGCAGACCTTGCCACAGTGGCGACGAGCGGGGCGTACAGCGACCTGAGCGGGAAGCCGACAATCCCAACTGTGCCGACAAATGTATCGGCCTTTACTAATGACGCAGGGTATCTGTCGTCGCATCAGGACATCAGCGGACTCCTCGCCAAATCAGGCGGAACGATGTCCGGCGCGATATTGGTCAGCGGAGCGTTCAGCTCCGGATTCGTCAGGCAGACCGTCACGGACTCCTACACGATGTTGTCGGGCGGGACAACCGCCAACACCGGCGCGGTACTGATCCTGAGCGGAGGGACTCGACAGAGCTATGCAGGGATGTTCCGTCTGTCTGCTCGCACGAGCAGTGGTAACAAGAAAGACCTTGACGGGTGGTCTGACGGGACTCTCACGTGGGACGGGGAAAAAATCGCGGTGGCTTCCGACCTTGCGACGAAGCAGGATTTGCTTGCCGTTGAAGAAGTCCAGCTCACGTTCCCCGAGGTCACCGAATTTTCGGCTCGCGACATCACTTGCTATCGCTACGGCAAGCTCGTGATGCTGAACATTCACGTGACGCTCTCTGCGGCAATAAGCGCGGCGACTGTTGTGGCATCGGGATTGCCGCTCCCGGCAAGGGAGACAAGGCAGGTTGTCTGCACGTGGGCATCATCGTATCGCCGCCCGATCCGGGCGAGGATTACCGCCGCAGGGGAACTAACGTTTCAATACGGCTACGCAACGATGTACAGCCACGTTTTGGCATATTTGGCGGCTTGAGGAGGAGCAATGCACGACTTCTTTCTGAGCCTCGTCCCGACAAAAGCGCAAACCATAACGATGACTGTAGGGGGCGCACTCGGCGCTCTGCTCTCCTTCCTGTTCGGAGAGATTGGAGATGCCATGAAGTGGCTCTTTCTTTTCGTCGTACTCGACTACGGCACAGGCTCCGCAGCCGCTTGGCTTGCCGGGCGCTACTCGTCCGATGCAGGACTGCGGGGCATTGCGAGAAAGATGGCGATCTTTCTCATCGTCGCGTTGGCTCACGGGGTTGATGTGATGGCTGTCGGCTTGGGGCTTCCGTTTTCGTTGCGCGACGTAATGATCTGTGCTTTGGGCCTCAATGAAATTGTCTCGCTGATTGAGAACATAGACAGGTTGGGCTACGGCGATCTCATTCCTAATTTTGTCAGGCGCGGACTGCATACGTTGCAAAAGAAGGCAGAGAAAAAAATCGAAGGGGCTGACGATGATGGAAAAGAAACTGATCGCTGAGTGGGGACAGCAGGGGGTTGATGCCGCAGCGGCGTTCGTCGCCGACTGGGAAAAGCTGAAGCTCAAGGCGTACAAGCCCGTGCCCACGGAAAAGAACTGGACCATCGGGTATGGGCACTGCTCCTCGTCTGTCAAAGAAGGCGACGAGATCGACGAGATCACCGCCATCCTTTGGCTTGATGCCGACATTAAGTATTACCAAACTCGGCTGGCCAGTCTTGTCACGGTCCCCGTAACGCTTACGCAAAGCACCGCTCTTATTTCCCTGGTCTACAACATCGGCGTCGGGCACTTCAAGGGATCGACAGTACGGAAGGAACTCAACGCAGGGCGCATCGCCAACGCTGGCTACGCATTCCTGATGTGGAATCGCGGAGGCGGCGTGGTGCTCCCGGGATTGTGCCGAAGGCGTCGCGCTGAGAAGGCGCTCTTTATGGACGGGGTTTGAAAAGAGAAACCCCCGAAAGTGCGACCTTCCGGGGGCTTGTTCATTTTGAAGGGGTGGAACCTTCAATGGATATTTTACCGAAACTGGACACAAAAATCTTGAGGTGGATCTTGTTCAGGAAAGATTGTGAGCTGCCGTGGGTGACACGGATTGCCCGATGGAGTTTGCTTGTTCTGCTCCTCGGTTTTGTGGCTCATTGTTTCGCGGAGTGGTTCCTGTGATGATCGACTGGAAGATGCTTATCCCCGTGCTGATTTGTGGGATAGCCCTCGGTTATCACCTGGGCACAACCATCACGCAGAAGGAAGTCGAGGAGCTGAAGGAGCAACACTTCCATCTCCTTGCAGAGATCCAACAAAAGACAGGAGAGGAATATGCGGCGCTGGCAGACAAACTGCAGGAACGGGAAAAGACACTGGCTGCCGCGCTTGACGCTCGGGATCGTGCTGTGGCTGTGGCTGACAGTCTTCGTGCTGATGCTCGTCGGTTGCGCCAGCAGGCCGATCGAGCAGGTGCGCGTCTCCGTGCCATGCCCGCCTCCAGTTGCCCTGCCGAAAGCGGTGAGCGAGAGCAGCTCGCCCGATGCGTCGGATTACTCGGCGAGGGTGTCGAGCTGGCTGGCGAAGGTGCGGGACTTTCTCTCAGAACTGCAGCCGACAAAGATGTCGCAGGAGTGAAGTGACTCCCTGCGCGTGTGCGACCGTGCCGCACAGACAATGGTCGGCATGAAACACAGAGACCCATACGACCAGCAGGAACCCGAGGCGCCTGACACCGAAGCGCGTGATCTGATGCGAGAGCAGATGAGCACGGAGCGGGGGCGTCAATTCGTGTCTTTGGTTCTTTCCTTGTCTGAGTGCCAGACGCAGAGCTTCTCCACAAACGCATTGCAGATGGCATTCAACGAGGGGCGCCGGTCCGCGGGGCTCCGTGTTTTGTCTCTCATCGAATCCGATGACTACTGCCAACTCTTGAAGGAAAGCAATGAGCGACGAATCCGTAAGCACCGCTGAAACTACAAACGAAGCGACTGCCTCTGCTGAATCCGCTGCAGTTGAAACTCAGGCTCCGGCGGAGACGCCGACCAGCCTGGCTGCATCTGCCGTCGGGGACGAGGGAGAAGCAACCGCCACAGGTGAGACCAAGCCCGGGCAGGAGACTGCACAGGGGGTGGAGAAGCCGGAGGGCGAGACCGCTTCCAAGGAGGCTCCGGAAGGCGCCCCTGAGGAATATGCCGAGTTCACCATGCCGCAGGGCATTGAGATGAATTCTGAGCTCGCGGACTCGTTCAAGGGCGTTGCAAAGGAGCTGAACCTCTCGCAGGGGGCGGCACAGAAACTGGTGGACGCGATGGTCCCGAGGCTTGCAGAGCAACAGGTGCAGACGCTCAGGAACATCAACCAGTCCTTCATCGACAAGTCCATGAAGGATCCGGAGATCGGGGGAAGCAACTGGAAGGGCAAGGCCGAGCGCGATGTCGCCCGGATCCGCGACCGTTTCAGCCGCAACTCCGATGGCGGCATGGATCCCGATATCGAGGAGTTCTTCAACTCTCCGTTCGGAAACCATCCCGGCGTTCTCAAGTTCCTTGCCCGCATTGGCAAGTCCTTCGGGGAAGGTGGATTCCCCCAGGGGAAAGTCAGTGCGCCCGGGCAGAAGTTCAGTGCTCGCGACATTTACAAGAACACCCATATCTGAGGAATTAGAAAATGGCTGATTTCACCACTCTTGCGGAGTTTGAATCTCTGCTGAACGGCAAGGACGATGCCGGCCGCTACAACTTGGTCCACACGGTGCGCGACTACATGCCGCTCTTCGACCAGGCGATCATTCAGGAAGCCAATGACGGCACCCGCGACAAGGCGACCATCCTGACTCAGTACCCGACCGGCACTGCCCGCGGGTACAACGAGGGCTGGGATGCCGAATCTGTTGTCGGCACTCCCGCAGTCTACGAGGCTGCGATGATCCGCACCCGCTCCAGCGTTGACCTTGAGCTCTACAAGAAGAAGGGTCCGAAGGCTGCCGAATGGCGTCTCGGGCAGGACGAAGGATTCCAGAAGGGTCTCGCCAAGGCTGCCGCCGCCCGCATGTTCTACGGCGACCGCACGGCTGATGCACGCGATGTCCTCGGCCTTGCTGCCATCGTCAATTCGACCAATGTGGCTTTTGCCAACCGCATCATTGACGCTGGCGGCACCGGCTCCGGCACGAAGACCGACATCTGGCTGATCAACTGGGACAAGGCTGGCGCTTATCTCTTCTATCCGCAGTACGGTTCCGAAGCCGGTCTGCAGATGGAGGACATGGGCGAGCAGTATGTCGAGGACCGCAACGGCAAGAAGTTCCGTGCGCTCGTCACCGAGTTTGGCTGGGACATCGGCGTTGCCCTGTACAACCCCGAGTGCGTTGTCCGCATTGCCAATGTTGACACTGCCACGCTGAAGAAGAGCGGTGCCTCCGGTGCCGACCTGGTTGACCTGCTGACTCAGGCAGCCGAGATGATCCCCGACCAAAACGAGGGGCACGTCTCCTTCTACTGCAATGACACGATCCGCTCGGTGCTCCGCCGTCAGATTCAGAACCGCAACAATGCGGCTCTCTGCTGGGACGAGGTTGCCGGCCGCCGCGTTGTCATGTTCGGTGACATCCCGGTCCACAAGCTGGGCAATGACATCATCCCCAACACTCTCTGATAGGAGTCTGTCATGATCGATTTTGAACTGAGGCTTTGCGAGAATCAGACTCTCGGCGCCATCACTTCCTCCGCTGTTGACCTTGGCACGGCAAAGCCGAATGCCGGAATCAAGCCGCTGTTCGTCATCGTCTGCTTCCCGACCGCAGCCGGTGGCTCCGGCAACCTGACCTTTACGGTCCAGGACTCTGCTGACAACAGCTCCTTTGCCGCCTGCGCTTCCACGACTGTTGCGATTGCCGACATTGACGCTCCGCTTGCGATCCAGCTCCCGGTGCGCCACAAGCGGTATGTCAAGGTTGTGGTTTCCGCGTCCGGCACCCCGACCGGCAAGTGCAGCATGTTCATCGGTGACGCCGCCGATGTTCCTGCCGAGGGCAAGCTGATCGGCCGCGACATGGTTGCCGTGTCCTGAGGCTGATCCAACGGGCTGAAGCCTGGGAGGGAGGAGAACTATCTCCTCCCTTTTTTATAAGGAGCATCCATGACAACGAAAGCTGACATCTGCAACCTCGCTCTTGCAACTTTGGGCGAGAGACAGACGGTTGCGTCCATCACTCCTCCTGACGGCAGTCCGCGAGCAGGAGACTGTGCCCGGTGGTATCCCGTGGCACTCAAGGCAATCCTTGAGGAACATGACTGGAGTTTCGCGACCACAAAGGTTGTCCCGGTCCAGTTTGCGGATCTGGACACGGAGACATGGGGTTGGAGCTATGCGTATGCGGTGCCGGCAGACTGTGTGAAAGTGTCTGCACTGACCGATGCCGCGTCGAGCCTGCGCCGACCTCTGCGATTTGAGAAGAGCTTTTACAAGAACGGGGAGGCGATCTTCTGCAACTCCTCGAAGCCGATCCTCACATATGTCGCATACGTCGATCACCCGAGCCGCTACCCGTCTTATTTCATCCAAGCGCTGGCGACACTGCTGGCTGCATACCTGGTCGGCCCGGTGCGCCGGGAGGACTCGGCAAGTCAGGTGAGCCTGAGGCTGATGCAGGCGTACAGGGAACAGCTGGCGCTTGCAAAGAGCAGGGACTCTGAGAACTCTGTTTCCCGTCATCCGCACTATTTCGCGTCGCAGCTTGCCGCCAGGAGGATCTGATGAAAATCTACAGCTACCAGCGGGCGTTCAACGGAGGCGAGGTTGCTGAGGCGATGTACGGGCGCATTGACGACGGGAAGTATCAGACGGGGCTCGCGCTCTGCCGGAACTTCATCATCGAGCCTCAGGGCGCCTTGGCTCGGCGCCCGGGGTTCGAGTTTGTGAACGCAGCCAAATATGCGGACAAGCGTTGCCGCCTGATCCCGTTCAACTTCAGCTCGACACAGACCCTTGTCCTTGAGTTCGGCGATTACTACATCCGGTTCCATCACCTCGGGCAGACGATCATGGACGGCGACACTCCCTATGAGGTGGCTACGCCATACTCTGCCGACGAGGTCTTCGACATCCACTATGTCCAGAGCGCAGACATCCTGACGCTGGTGCATACGGCGCATCCTCCGATGGAGCTGAGGCGCTACGGGGCGACCAACTGGACGCTCACGCAGATCGTCTTCACCTCGAGCCTGTCGGCACCGAGGCTCACTTCTGTCGTGCAGCACATCAACAGCAGCGTTAGCAACCCGACTGACTACGCGCGAGAGTATTGCGTGACGGCTCTCCTTGCGGACGGGACACAGGAGTCAGAGAAGAGCAACAGCATCAGCATCCAGTGCAATCCGTACGGTGACGGGGCGTACAACACGATCACATGGACTGCTGTGACGGGCGCCGGGCTTTACCGCGTCTACAGGAATCAGGGCGGGATTTGGGCGTACATCGGTCAGACAACCGCGACAACGATCATCGATGAGCGCATCACGCCCGATGCCTCGATCACGCCTCCGATCTATGACTCGGTGTTCTCGGGACCGGGCAAATACCCGGGAGCCGTTTCCTACTTTGAACAGAGGCGGTGGTTCGGCGGTGCGATTGATCATCCCAGCAACCTTTGGGCGACCAAGAGCGGCACGGAGTCGGACATGTCTTACTCGCTCCCGTCTCAGGATGATGACCGAATTGCCGTGCGTGTCCAGGCACGAGAAGCCAACCGCATCCAACACATCGTGCCTCTCGCCCAACTGATGCTCCTGACAGCTGCAGCCGAGTGGCGGGTGTCCCCGATCAACTCCGACGCAATCACGCCGCGGTCGATGAGTGTCCGCCCGCAGTCGTACATCGGGGCGAACAATGTGCAGCCTGTTGTCGTGAATTCCGCAATGCTGTTCGCGGCAGCGCGGGGCGGGCACCTGCGGGAGTGCGGGTACAACTGGCAGGCGTCCGGCTATGTCTCTTCGGACGTGTGCCTGCGGTGTCCGCATCTTTTCGACGGCTACGACATCGTGGACATGACGTATGCAAAGGCGCCTTGGCCGGTCGCGTACATCGTGTCGTCTTCCGGGAAGATGCTTGCCTATTCCTATGTGCCGGAGCAGGGGGTCGGGGCATTCTCCGCGCTTGAGACGAGCGGCTCGTTTGAGTCGTGCTGCGCCATCGCGGAGGAATTCGAGGACCGTCTCTATGCTGTTGTGTGCCGGGAGATCAACGGGGAGACTGTGCGGTACATCGAGCGGATGGCCGCGCAGCAGTTCACCGACCTCGAGGACAGCTGCTTTGTGGACTGTGCCGGAAAGTACGAAGGGGAGCCGACCACCACGGTGTCCGGTCTTGACTGGCTTGAAGGAATGGAGGTTTCGATCCTTGCCGACGGATCGGTCGAACCGAATCAGGTGGTGACAGACGGGACAATCACGCTCGACCAGGCGGCAAGCGTCATCCATGTCGGGTTGCCGTTCTCGTCCCGCATGCAGACGCTGCCTGCGTCGTTTGCCATTCAGGACGGGAGCTACGGCACGATGCACATGAAGAATGTTCGGCAGGTGGCATTGCGCCTGGTGAACTCCTCGGGCATCTTCGCGGGTCCTGACTTTGACTCTCTCGCTGAGTACCCTGCACGGGGGACCGAGTTCGCGGGATCTCCTCCCGATCCGATCAGCGGAGAGATATGGCAACCGGTCTTCCCGTCGTGGTCCGACTCGGGGTCTGTCTGTGTGCTGCAGCAATACCCCCTGCCGCTTCGGGTTGTCTCGATCACGATCCAGTGCGAGCTCTCGGTCTGAAACCGTTTAAAATGCTTTGCAGGGAACACGAAAAAGGCGGAGGAGTTTCCCGCCTTTTTCCTTGCCTTTAGTGGTTTAAAAGATGGTTTTAAATTTTTGGCAGGGCGCAAACCCGCATAACCATCGCAATGTTCGAATCACTTCACCGGCACCATTCCGCATCCCACACATCCCCACAGAACCCCACAAAACCCCACAAAATGCCCAGTAAATAAGGCTTTTTGCGCTTTCTGTTGCCCACAATACCCCACACAAACCCACAGAAACCCACATCCGAAGTATGGTTTTTGGTAGGATAAAACCATACTTTGTTTTCCCAAACCATACTTTTCGGTCCGAAGACCGCATTGGTGCGGTTTCCAAACCATACTTTGGAGGTGTGGCATGACCAACTTTCAAAGCCTCAAGGCAAAAGACATCGGCAAGCTGCGCGACGGCACTCACTCCGACGGCGGCGGACTGTACCTTGTGATCAGGGGGACATCGAAAAGATGGATCTATCGCTACCGGCAGGAAGGGAAGCTGCACGACATCGGGCTTGGTCCGTTGAACGCGGTGTCGCTTACCGAGGCGAGGAAACGCGCGGAGGAATTCCGGACGGCGCGGCACCTGGGGAAGGACCCCAAGGCGATGCGCTGGCGTGAGCGCCACCCGTCTGCCGTGGTCGGGGCTACGTTTGCAGAGATGGTCGAACCATGCATCAAGAACCTTGAGCAGGTCAGGCGGTGGAAGACAGAGAAGCAGGCGCTCAGGTGGCGCAGGACACTGGGCAAGTACGCGGCTCCTGCCTTCGGGGACCGCGAGCTGGACAAGATCACCACGGCTG